GCAGTGATAGCCGAGGTCTGTAGACTGCGAGTGTCCAACAGTAGCGAGTAGGATGCAGACCCTAGATTATCAGCCATGTTGATCCTTCTTTATCCATGCCCAACCGGGCAGGTAATCCGCTGGAGCCTTCCCCGTTTGCAATGCTACCAGCCGAGCCAGCAGCATCGACTCCTCGCCCCACCCGTCCAACTCAGCAACAGCTACCCAACGCTCTACGGCAGCGAGTCCAAGGTTGTCGATAAGATGGCTGGGGTCATCATATCCGAGCCTGCTGGCGACTCTGTAGAGTTGCCTGAGCCACCAGCTATTGGCGAGTTTTTTTTGGCTGCCTCGACTCCTTCGGTTCGCAACCCTGAGAACTCCATCGCCGCGTCAATTGATTCAGTAAGGAAGCCTTTACTCTGTGTCTTCCACCATGCCGTGTTCAAGTCGTCGTCGGTCAAGATCCGCTTGCCGGCTTCATCCACCAAACAAAAGGCGAGCACCAACTGCGAGTAATTCTGGTTTCGCCATTCCGCCTGTTTCGTGTCACCGGAAACAGACCGTACTAACGACAGCCACTCGCCGCCGAACATGCTCCGCAATCGTATCTGCTCTGTCTCGCCTTGCCCTGCCAACTCTGGGTCAGGGTGTGGAACCGTGACCAACTTATAGGCCCGTTCCCGTTTGTGTTCTAAGGTTTCTCTCGTCAGCATATCAATTCCCCACTGAATTAATCCGCCGCCGCCTGCGTGCCGTGTAGCCTAGTGGGGCATCGGCCAGACACACAAGCGGCGAGCGGAGGATTCGCCCCACGTATCTACTCAACTTCCTCGATCTCGTCCCCTTCGTCGTCGATGTCCTCAACCTCTGGCGGTTGCGGATTCTGCGGTACATCCACCGCTGGCGAAAACTCCGAATCGAGCAGCCTTCCAACTTCGCTGGCCACGTAGGCGATTGAATCGCTTGGCCATTTAACTGCGTGCGATTCCCAGTTGATGTGCTTTCCTTCAGGATCACACATACCAACCCGAACCAGCGCATGGCCGTAATTCATTTCCGTTTGACGATTGCCAGCCCACACTTCTAGTTGTGCATGGGTAGCCGTCGCCAATCCGAGCGGGGATTCATGCTGTCCGATGCTCGGTCGTACCTCAACTTTCAATCCGTAGATATTCTCCACGGTTCACCTCCTATTACGCTGCTGCAGTGCGAGCCCAGAGCGTTCCAGATCCGGTACCGATGCCGCTGGGTTTCAGCGTTACGTTAATGCGTTGCAGATCGTTTGCACCCGCGGCAAACGATGGGCTAGATACACCAGTGACGATGCACGAGCCAGCCCAGTATTCTGCCGTTGAATCGCCAGACATGAGCGGGGCAGTGATGGTTGTGGTGTACGTGGTGCCCAGTGTCGGCTTGGTACTTGTGCCGTCGTTTTGGAATACAACCGTGAACTCGTCTACGTCCTTCAAGTCTCCGACGATGTACGGCCGTTGCGTCACGGTCGCCAGGTTCACCACGTCGATGGTGGGAATCTTCTCGGAAGTCTCTGGGATCTGTTCTGCGGCGATGTCGATTGATAACGCCGTGAATGCAATGGTTGCCCCTTGCTGGGTGTCAGGTGCAAACGCCATGAGTTTCTCCTATCCGTTAGATACAGCGGTTTCGTTGTGGTACAAATCAAACACGATCATAGTCCAGTATCTCCGCGAATCGCTGGCATCTTCCGCTTCGTCAAAACTGGTTATCGCGGTTCCTATCTGCTGGCAGTCAAGTACATTACTCGATCCCATTGCCCCGCGATGATTCGCCAGCGATTGCCTAGATTGTTCGGCCAGTTCATCCGCTCCGCTTTGCGTTGCCGCGTAGGCGAATACTTGAAGAACCGTCCGACGTGCCCCACTTCCCCCTCCTAAGTGCCTGAAGGATTCGCCGCCGTTCTGTGCGTAAATCAGATACGGAAGCGCCGCCTTCTCTTTCGCGTACACCGGATAGATTCTCGCCGATGTCGCCGCACCTACCAACGCAGTGACGCCGCTCTGAGTTTTCAGATACGTCACGAGGTCGCCGGTTGATGCGTCAAACATGCCCATCGTTACGGTGTTGCATCCTGGTAGAATTCAAGCGTGACTGTGGCCGTGGCCCCGCTGGCGTTGGTTACGAACACATCGGTTGTGATGTCGGCTGTGATCACGTTCACAAACGGCGCGTCAGTCCACCACACATACGGTTCATCAGCCTTCAGCGTGAGTGTGTTGCCTCCGGTCGCGTCTGCCGCGTTCGTCTCCAGCGTCACGTCCTGCGTACTGTTGATGTAGATGGCAGTCACCTCTGAAATGTCTACGCCCTTGAGTTGAATCTCAAAGTCGTTTTCACCTGTGGCAACATCCTCCTCGACGGCGATCTTTCCCGTGCCAGTCTTGGTGATCGTGTGCGACTTCGTTCTGCCGCCCGCGTTATACTCAATCGTAATACCACCGCTGTATGCAGTCGCCATGTCATGCTCCTATGAGTTTTTTAATCGCCCGTTTCATTGCCGCTTGAAGTTCCGCCTTTTGTGCTGCCTGGGAATACTTGCCACCGGTTGAAATGAATGGCTGGGCTCTCGTCCGCTTTCCCGTGTCCACTCCGCTGCGTGTTACGATCCGGTGGCCTAATTCAACCAAGTGAAAATGCGGTGCCCGCTTCGATGCCTTGACTCGCACCTCCAAGACTGGTTCATTCTCTCGCAGGAATGCCTTGACCTTGTACGCTGCCGCCCGCTTAATGCTCGCCTTCGGTCCCCGCTTGTAATGCCGATCAGTGACAACCGGTGCAAGCTCCATCGCTCTATTCCGCACAGCACGACCAGCCGCCCGCATACCAGACAACAGGATCGACGATTGATCTATCCCAGACAGTCCTTTCAGTTTTCGGTCTAACGCATCATTCTCGGCTTTCGGTATTGTCAGCGTTGCGGTGTTCACGTCGTCAGCTCCGTACAATACAACTCCAAGATCGGCCTGTTGCGGTTGTCGCGTTTCTCGTGGGCCTGCTCGATGTTCAGCGTCTTGGCTTTCTGTTGGCCTGCCGTCACGTACAGCCGCATCTCTGCCGTTACACCGTCCACGAATCGCCCAGTCGCCACGTAGTCAACTTTCGCTTCCAACTGCCGGCCTCGGTAGCTTTCGTCTCCACCTATCGGCAGAATGTCGCAGGGCCAATTAGCAACCAGCGGCGTGCCAGTCCAGGTAGGTGTTGGCGTGTCGTCGTTGCTGGTATCCTGCTGGATGTTCGCTCTATCTCGCAGTTTGCCGGATCTCATGCGTAGAATCCCCAGTCGAAAGGCTGGAGGCAATAACCCACGCCGGTTTCAATCCGTCCGCTGATCGTCCCGATCACAACGTCTTCGCGGTTCTCGTACCAATCGGCCGCAAGCATCAATATCGCGTGTCTTATTCCGAGCGGTACGGATTCACGAGTTGCGCCGTATCCAGCCGTGAATGTCACGGTCGCCGCGTTGTAAATTCCGCTCCGCAGTGCCGGCCAACTCTGGCCATAAGCGGGCATGATGCGTGCTGGTCGATTGCTGCTCGCCGTGTCGGATTGATAGAGCGAGGATGAAAGCGTCTGAGCGTCCCCGTCGCTGTCCGTGTATGTGATCGACGATATGGCAGAAATCGGCAGCTTGTCGTTGATCTCGATTTCCGCTGGTAGGGTGTCCAAGTGAAGATCCCACGTCGCGGTTATCAATTGCCGGTGCAGGGCATTCTCCACCCACTGCCGAGCGGCTGACAGGATAGCTCGAGCCTTGCCGACTTGATCGTCGGGCAGTTCACCCAGTTGACAATGGGCTACCAGATCCGCTGTCGTACAGGGTTCGATCGCCGGTGCTGTGCTTAGTTCGAATCGCATGTCATCCTCGGAGGTTCATTCCATCCGGTTCTTTTTCCAGCACCCATAAATGGTAGACCGATTTCGAGTCAACCAACTGATCCGCCGGCGGGAACACCTGCACTGCCCATCTGCCAGGATACGCCACCGCAAATGCCTCCCACACCTCACGCCAGCCAAGTGGGCGGTATTCTGGCGTGTTGATCTTCAGTTGTTCCGCGGGGCCTAAGCATGTCTGCACGGCCCCGCGGCTCTTTACTTGGATCATCAGTCATCCACGGAAGCAGTGCCGACAACGCCGCCCGTCTCGGTCACGACTTCACAGTTCAAGTTCTCGAACAGGTAAGCACCATCGCAGTCGATGGCCGCGGCAAGCGTACCAAGGTCGCTGGCGATGTAGTTGCGGTAAATGATCCCGGTCGTGCCGGTCAGCATTTCGATGCCAGGCTCTGCGTCACTTTGCAGAATGTTGTCGTGGATTCGGACATTCGTGCTTAGCGTCGTGTCGCCGTTGATTGCGGCGACAACTCCAGCTCCGATGATGTTGATGTCGCAGTTCTTGATTTCGATGTTGTCGCTTGCGCCCTTCAGCCGGACGCCTGCGATGTACCCGGCCCCCGATGCGTGCTGCCGGACCTTCAGACCATCAACAACGCCGTTGTTGCATCCGGCCTTGAACTCGACCACCGCCGCGAAATCATCCACGCCCG